GGCTTGAAGTTCGCTGGATGAATGATTCGGATTTATACCATCCACACTGAAACAGTCCGGTGGAACACCGCCCCCGGATTCACTGAAAGGTGTTATCCAGTAAGCGTTTGCCCGACTGATATCGAGGATGTGTCCTTTAAAGGACTCACGCTTCGAACCGTCAGGCATCAGAAACAATTGACCCTGATGGATGATACCGATCTGAGGTAACCTGACATCGATACCGGATAAATTTTCTTTCGGATCGAATAAGTCGGATTTCTGATCATTGCTTATTTTTTGTGGTGCCTGTGCTTTTTTCCTTTTGGTCACCGCCTTTGTCGTAGTTTGTTTTTTAGTCATGTGATTTCTCCTTTTGATTTAAGATTTTCTTATTCCGATTTTATTCGTAGTCTTAACGTTGATCAAGTCTGCCGGTATTTCACCCCCTTCCACAACGAATTCTTTTAGAACGGATGAAAGTGTACGGTTGTTAATGGTCTCGTAAAATAGGTCTTCGTAACCGTTTGTTTTCAGCCATTCATAAGCTTTTTCCTTCTTGTCCTTCAGCACGTTCATCCATACCTGTACGTTCCTGTACATAGTTTTCTTTTCTATGTTGATTGCCTGAATACCTTCACGCTCCATCATTATGAAGACCTCGTTTTCAGCTTCTGCATAATCGGTCTTCATTTCCTTCAAGTTCTTATCGGCTACAGTTACCATTTCCTTTTGTTTTAACAATCGTCTTAACTTCGGAATTATAGCCTTCGTGTCACCTTCGAATGTTATCGAGTCTTTAAGTTTAGCCTTTTTTTGTTTTGCCAAGGGGATCTCCTCCTTTATAAATTACATACACAATGATCAGTCATTTCTTTAAACCATGCCACTTCAATGTCGTCTACTTCAGCAGCCGTAAAACCAGCTAAATCTTTACTGCTCACCAGCTTACATTTTTTCTTTTCCTTTTTACACCGGGCTTTAATTTCCCTGAAACTACAATAATTACAAGTTGTCAGTTCGCTCATCATATTTCTCCTTTTCTTTTATAGTTACAGTCCTTGCATGTCTTCCAAAGTGTTGATATGAACAGTGGGTACAGAAGTAACTACCACAATGAAAACATCTATAAAGAACGTGTAAATCAAACCATTTCCAGCATCCACGACACTGAACGATACCGAGCTTTTTAGCATTAAAAAGTGATGACACCATCCATTGATAATTTTCTTCTTGTTCTTTCTTAGTAATTTTTATCCATCTTCTACTGTAAGGGCAAACAATACAGACTGAGTCAGGTTTCGCATATGCCCAGCCTTTCGTAACTGGACAGTCAATAAAATCATTAGTGTCGGATTCAAAATAATGACAGTCTATATATTCTGTATTATACTCCAACCCCATAGGTATGTTTCTCCTTTAAGACCTTTAAAGCTTTGATAACTCTATCGGCTTCTATCTTATACCCTAATTTCTGTTCATGGGATAACTGTGTCCATTTTCTTTCTTCTTCCATCCAGTCCGGGAGTTCTGCCAATACTTTTGCTAATTCATGCTTGTGTATAATCATCTTTGAAATCCCTATCAGTAAGAACGTAAAGATCGCTCCTTGATTTTCGGATGATCCAATCGCCCCATTCAACAATATGAACATGTCTGTTTTTCAAACAGACACGAAAACGTTTAGTCGAACTAAAAGCAATAGGGGCAAGCCAAACCGTTCCGGGTTCTGTCGGAAGTCTTGCGTAAGCTTCCTTTAACCATGACGGCCATTCGCTTTCAGATTTACCACGTTCTTCGGTCATACGAAAAGCGTCAACTATGATCGGTTTTTTTCTGTATCTCATATTTCCCCCGTTTCAATTATTTGTTTTACTTTTTTAATGACATCACTTATTGGATAACAATGACAAGGACAAACCTTATAACCGGTTTCAGGTATATCAGGAAAAGCCGTTTTACATATATGAAAAACGTTTTTTTCCGAAAAACGTTTTGAAGAAATACAAAAAGACTGTTCACTGTGTCTTGGTAATGGGTAAAAATGCTCTGATGTTGCATGAAAAGGACAGATCGTTTTCTGAAGACTTTTATTTTTTAAATCTATCCAATCTCTAAGCTGCTGAATACGTTTCTCGGATAATTTCATAACTCCCTCCATTCTTGCGAAGCTTTAATATGGCTGAATACAGCACCCTCAGCCTTACTTTTCTTTTTCAAACAATTCAAGATAGCCCGGTCAATAGAGTTCGGAACTACTAAGTAATAATACGAACAGAAATTCTTCTGACCCTTACGATAAATCCTATCCCTGCTCTGATAGTGTTCTTCATGACTATACGATAAACTAAAGTAAACAGCATAGTGACAATTCACCATTGTTGTACCATGACCCAACGTTTTCGGATGGGCGATTAGATACTGAAGATCCCCATTGATAAAACTGTTCAGGATATCAAGCCTTACGGACTGATTCGTTACGCTACCGTCAATACGTTTTGCTTTATCACCTAACATATTCCTAATCCTATAAGCTTCATGAAGGAACTGAGTCCATATAAGAACTTGGTTGTTACCTATTTCTTCAAGAAGGCTTTCGAGTTCATTTAATTTCGATTTTCCAAAATCGTGAGCTACCTTATCTTCATCATATAAAAACCCGGCTGTTATCTGTCTTAACTTCATACCCTTAACCGCTGCATTATAGGCAGGGATCTCTTCATCATCAATCATGGCGATAAGTTCTGTCACCATTTCGACATAAGCTTTTTTCTCCGTACTGTTTAACTGCACATCCCTTACGTTATCGGTTCTATCCGGTAAATCGAGAACGTCCTCTTTTCTAACTACAGATGTAACCTTACCGATCTTATCGAGCATGATTGACAGTGTATCTCTTTTTGGTAACCACGTGTATCCACCATAGCCGGCAGAGTAAAAATACTTGTTCCTGAATCGATAATAATTTCTTCCGAATAATGTTGGATCTATAATTCTCATTTGAGAAAAGTACTCCAAGTATGAGTTAGGAGCCGGAGTACCGGAAAACAAATACACGTACTGAACGTCATCACAGAACAAAGATAAAGCTTTGGTGATCTGCGATTTAAAGTTCTTTATCTTACTGGATTCATCAATGAACAACATTTCAAAGTTCATATCTTTTAATATGGGTATGATCGATTTAAAAGACTCGAAGTTTATAATACCGAGATCCGCGTCTTCCATTAAAGACATCATTCTATTGATATTGTTTTTCTTCTTTACTTCCCATAGATTCACAGCTTTTAATTCTGGGGCAAATTTTCTAAGGTCTTTAAACCATGCTGGTTCAATGATGGATAGAGGACATACGACTAACGTTTTTCTCTTTTTTTGTTTTATGAGTTCAATACCGATTAAAGTTTTCCCAACGCCTGTATCGTGAGCATAGAGATGACGTTCAGTGTCTTCAGCCAGTTTAACGGCGTTCTTCTGATGATTCATTAGGTACTTCGGAATTTTATAAAAGGAAGAAAAAGAGATTAATTCTTTCTTAAAGGTCTTATTAGATACATGATCTGGAAACGTCTGAACAATTAGTTTCTTATTCATGAAGTTATCAGGAAAATGCCAATATTTTTTTGCCGGTTTCCATGACATCCCGATATGTCTACATTTATATATCAGGCTCTTGTCAAATGGAAAGGAAACTTTTATCTTGTTGTCTTCGATTTTAATTTTCATTTTTTTGATATTTGTTCAGTTGCCGATTTTAAAATCGGTGAATTATTAGTACTATTTTTTTTTTTCCTTGTCAAGTCTTTTTTTAAAGTTTTTTTAAAGTTTTTACTTGACAATGTTTTTTAAAAAATGTAAGTGAAGGATTGAAATGGAAAAAAGTGCTTATGAAACCATCAAAAAAAAGATTAGGACTATTAAAATTATTAATAGATCGTAATGGAAAGGCTTATTTGCCTGCTTTTACAAGCCTTGAATTAGAAAAATATGGTCTAACTTTATTTGATTTGTCGGTTGTGACATGGGCAGAAAAGGCGTGTCTTATTAAATATGAAAAAACATACACCCGGGCTTTTATAAAAATAACAGAGGCGGGAAAACAATTATATGAAGCAAATAAATGAAAAAAAATCAGGAGGTTTTTATGAATTACAATTTCAAGTTAAAAGAACAAATTAAACGAAAAGGTTTTTCTCAACGTCAGTTTGCAGTAAAAGTCGGGATAAACGAAGCCTATCTTTCTCAGATCATTAACGGCAGGGTTAATCCCACACCTAACGAAAAAACAATCATCTCTCAAACTCTGAAGACTCCGATCAAGGTTCTGTTCGATGACTGAAAAAGAAAGCCGGCTGAAGTCTAAGATCCTGAAAAAATTAAAACAAGACTTAGACGAAAGCGGTTTCTTTTTTCCGGTAATTCAAGGCCCATACAGCAGACGTGGGATATCCGATATATTAGGATGTTACAAAGGACTGTTTGTTGCTATAGAGGTCAAGATACTTACCGGAAAGCTCACCGCACATCAACGTCTGTTTCTGAAAAAGATAAAACAGGCGGGTGGCTACAGTACGGTTGTACGATCCTTAGAAGACACGGAGGAAACAGTCAATGAGCTTGATAGAATTTGCACTCGAATACGAAAAAATAGGCTGGTCGATTGTTCCCGTAAGACCGCCGGAGAAACCTCATAGTTCCGGTAGTGATAAAGTTCCTTACGTGAAATGGAAAGACTGTCAATCGATCAGACCTGTACCACAGCAGTTAAAAGAATGGTACGAAAAATTCCCTGATGCAAGAGTCGGAGTTATAACCGGAAAAGTAAGTAACATGGTTACAATCGACTTCGATTCCCCGGAAGCCATTGAAGCCTTCGAGAACATCGTTTGTAAACTGCCCGAGACAATTTACATGGAAACAGGCAGGGAGAACGGTGGAAAACAATACTTTTTCGAGTATCCTGAAGACACGTTCCTTATTACCAAGGCTGGACTTATCGAGAACGTGGATCTCAAAGCCGAGGGTGGTTTTGCTGTCTTGCCTCCATCCATCCATAAATCAGGTAAAAAATATAAGTGGGGCAAGATCGATCCGCTCGAACATGGTCTTGACGATCTTCTGGAAATGCCACAGGAAATTTTAAAGTTCTGCCTGTCACCTCCATCCACAACTGATAAAAAAATCGTTGAACATTCAGACAGTAAGAAATCAAAGAATAGACCCGGCTGGGTTAACGATCTTCTATGGGGAGTCAAGGAAGGTATGAGAAACGTAAGTGCCGCTAAGTTGGCAGGGTACTTTCTGAGAATTTTTAACGGTGACAAGGAACAGACGCTGACAGCAATGACAGGCTGGAATTCAAGAAATAATCCCCCATTAACAGAAAAACGTTTGAATCTTACGGTTGACTCGATAGCAAGCCGTTGTGGTATGGACAAGCTTTCAAGTGTAATAGGTAAGCACGTCTACCAGATGGAGATCATGCGTTACCCGGATAGTGAGGTTATGTATCGTGTTTATATAGAAGATCAGAATACGCATTTCCAGATCACTCCGAAAGACTTTGTAAGTCCGAGATCTTTTAGACCCAAGCTCATGGCTCTTACACGCAAAGTCATGAGACCTATTGACGAAAAAACTTGGTTTCCTATAATCGAAGAAGCCTTACAGGAAGCTACGGAACTTGAAATGACCGAAGACGAGACTGTTATATCCACCATCAAAGGTTTGATCAAGGACGATATCAGACGTGGCGAATATGAAGAACCTGAAAAGTTCATAGATAATGCCGTTATCATAGAACACGGAATTATCCATGTGTATCTGGATGTCGTGATAAAGAGAATGAGGTTTTTAGGAATAAAGGTGAATACGAAAAAAGAACTTGGCACCATGATGCGGATATTAGGATTCTCTAATAAACTATGGAGAACAAAAGATGGTGGAGTAGTAAGAACATGGCAGGCTAAGTGTGAGAAAATCTTCGCCAAGTCCGAGATCGATCCTTCCAAACTTCAGATCCTTTAAAATTTTTTAAAAAAAATCCTTGACAACAAAATAAAAAAGATTTATTATTCGACTTAAATTTTATTAACTTTTAACTTAAAAGGAGAATGCCGTATGAAGAAACTTTTTTCGTTTTTACTTTCGTTGTTCGTCATCGCCGTAATGATTTTGTTCATTACGGTGCCACAGGCTCTTTCAAGGAGTCCTAACATCTTAATTGATCAGTCAGTCTTGATTCCAAGTATTGAATTGATGATTCAGGGATTAGATAATCAATTCTATTTTATATGTATATCCGGTGCCCGATTTCCGATTGTTATCGAGTATACGGCAAAGACTAATCATAACCAGCTAAGATATTATAATATCCGTTATGACATTGCCCCATCGACCATTCGGCCGGTTCTGTTACTGTGACAGAAATTAACTACTATAACTGAACGCAAGATGTAAAAATAAAAAGGGTTATTACATTAATTTGTAATAACCCTTTTTTTGTCGATTTTTAGACTTTTGTTTTAGGGGACGTTCATAAATAACTTTTTACCCCAAAAACTGCCTAAACCGGGAGGGTGTCCACTTTTGTCCATACTACAATGTAACACCAACTAAAAAGGATGATTTTTGTATTTTTTCTAAAATGAAAGATTTTATAAATAAAACAGGTATTTATCAAACTACCAAAATAATATAATAAAATTAGGATGTTAAATGTGGGTCTGTCTTTATCAGTTTAATGTAAACTTTTTTTTAAAAATGACTCAAAATTTTATAATAAAATCAAGCTATTAAAAAGTAGGTGACAAAAATTGTCACTTTTAAAGATTATCAACTTTTTTTCCTTCGTAACATTTCAATTTTATTTCATATTTTAAAAAAAGTGACAATTTACGTCAAGATGGTGTTACAACCGAATTCAATGATTCCGCACACTTACAAGAATTTGTAACACCAAAAATTGTTGAAATGTTACAAACTATTTCTAATGATTTCAGATAGATATGCACAGGTTGTAACACCAGTAACATTACGTTGAGTTTGTTTTAAAAAATTAAAAAGTCGAGGTTGAAATTTTCGAACATTTTTTTTATTTCTGTATTTTTTTACGTGTTACAATGTTACAAAACGCTGGAACTATTTGTTTTCTTTATATATAGGGAATAACAGACGAAAAAATCCAAATGTTACAGTTACACCTTAAACCTGCGTAAGTATTACGGATAGTTTGTAACACCATTTTTTTGTGAAGTGTTACAAACTACATTTTTGTAAGATTGATTTTTAAATCTGTAAAATCATTACTGAAATTTAAAAATGTTTTTTTCAGCTAAAATTTGCCTGAAGATGGTCAAAAAAGGTTAAAATTGTTGTGAAATCTCACCAATACTAAAAGACCCCTCGTAAACCCGCTGTGGTAAAGGTTGTAGGCGTTTCTCGTCCATTGGTTTTTTTATTGGTCTATGTTTCCCCTATATATAAAGGATTTTTTGCGAAGGTGCATAAAAAAGGGGATGTCAAATAATTGACATCCCCTTTTTCTTTACAGGTGATAAAAGAAAACGTTCCTTACGATCAGAACCGCGATACAGAATAGTATTATGATCCAGATAATCCGTTCAAAGTGTTTGGTCTTCATCTTCAACCTCCTTATCAAATATTTCATAGCAGAGTACTGTAACCATATTTGAAAGAGATCGGTGTTCCTCCTTGGCACGTTCCCTTAATTTGGATAATAGTGAATCAGGTATCGAGATCTGAACCTGTTTTGTGATACCGCTTCGTTTAACCATTTACACCACCTCCTTATTCCTCACATTCGACTTTCATCACTTCTTCAAATTTGCCTGTACCGACTTTCTTACAGTGTCGTGAATTACCAAACCATACTCGAAGTAAGAACTCTGGATAGATTACAGGGCTGTTACTTTCTTCACCCATGTATTTATCTTTGAACTTAAATCGCCAGCCCTTCCATCCTATTTCGATATAGTCACCTTCTTTTATGAATTCAAATTTAGCGGAATCTTTTAATTCTTCAACAATCCAACCGATATCTTTAATGATTTTATCATCCGGTGCAAGATAAAGGTTTAGAGACAATGCGTTAATAGTACCGGAGTTAAGGGCAAAGGTTAAATCCGAATGTCTTTTATTACCATCATGTTGATGATTTTCGGAAAACTTCTCAGCGTACTCATGAACGATCTCAAATAGTGGTTCATACCGTTTAATTAGTTTCACGGTCTCAGCGTGTCGTTCAAACTCCTCTTTTAAGACTTTTTCATAAGTTAACATCATTTTTTCTCCTTTCGCCTTGATGGCGGTACACGTATTTGAGTTTTATCCTTATCGTGTTGATGTTTCAGCCGGTAGACTCTACCATGCGGATAACACCGGGTTATGTGTTTTGGAGATTTAGTTTCGACAAGCCGTTTCTTAAGACGCTTGCCGCAATCACGACAAACCTTATCGGACAGCTCAGTATGTTTATGACTTTTTTTCATCGAGCACCTCCAATTGTTTTGTGAGCCACGGTTCGAGTATTCCGTTAACTTTTTTCCATATTTCATGTGGGATAAAACAGCCAATGGCTTCCTTCAGGTTATCTTCGATTTGAAGCATGAGGGCTCCCTTTGTACCTTTTAGGTATGCTTCATGCATTTTTTTCTGAAGGGGTTTTAATATCCTCTGCTGTCCATTGGATAGTTTGAATCTGATCTCAATACTCATAGTGCACCTCCTTTTATTTAATATATACCGGTAGTGATCTGTTATAGATAGACACCCCGCCTACCTTAACAATATCCACTTTTGTCGTTGAATCCGCATGTACCGGTGTAATCACAAATGGTTTTATGGTTATCCATATAAGACATATTGCGATCACGGTTAATATGAATTTTGTGTATAAGTCATGCACGTTTGTCACCTCCTTTATAAAGTTATTTCCGAGATCCGTTTCTCTATAGCTACAGCCTTTTTGAACAGTCTTTTTTTCTTGATCAGACTTTTTTCTTTTTCATACTTATCCTCGATCTTTTTGAACAGCCGTTTTAGCTTCGTTAGTTCATTCATTCTGTGTGCCTCCTTTTAAAAAACCATAATCCATGACAAGAAGAACGAATATATTTGAGACATCCTTTATCGCCAATTTTTGCTTTTTTGTTTCGAGTCCATCCTGTTAGCCATAAAAAAGTTCTGAGTGTTTGATGTGGCTTTTCCCAAGCATAAAGCTGATCACCATTTTCGGCTATTTCTTTTAATGTAACATTTTTAATTAGTTTCATTTTCCTCTTCAAACCTCCTTTTTTACGGTTAATATTAAACGCTCAATCTGCCCCTGAGTCCTCCAATTTCAGGAGCATGGTGAGGGTTTAATAAAATCTATAGTACGACATTAGCCCCAAGAAGTAGCTTTATATTCATCGGTTTCGGTAATGATATCGTAAGCTAAAGCGTCACAAATTTTTTCAAGTTTTTTAAACAGATCAGTTTCCGGCACATCTCCTTCGTTACATTGATATATCAAACATCGAATATTAGCGAATAGTTGATATTGATTTTCCATCGGTAAACAGGACTCGTATTTATAGTCATAACCGTCATTGATTCCATCCTCATACCGTTGGCTAATTGCTTCGAGATTCATATCATAAAGTTGTCGAGCAAAAACGGCAGCTTTTGCTTGTATGTTAGGATGTAATACACGGCTACCGTTATCGTTTTCAATAACCCTGAGTGTTAATATAAATTTTGAAGCATGGGCAGTTGCAGAAAAAGCAAATGGGTCTTGATCAGCATAAGAAGCTAATGTTTCGGCTATCTCATTAAATAATTTTGCATCACATAAAAATGCACTCATAATAAACCTCTTTTTGTTTGGTGTTCGTTAAGTCCTATCGAGTCCACGAACTTCGCGAGCTCATGAACTCTAAGGAATTAAGATAAAAAAACTCTTTTAAATGTTGTCTTGTCAAAGTATGCGGATGAATTGAGTCCGTGTTTGACAGGACGTTTGCGGTACAGTTCCCAATTATCCCCTGTAGAACGTACACCATAATTTTTCATGGTATCACCAAAAAATTTCATAGTTGATCGAGAGAAAAAGTACGGATTTGTTCCATAGGTTAAACGTTTCAATTCTGCTGGTGTCATGATATTTTACCTCCTTTTTTTTGATGTTTAAGTCCTTATTCATGCCCCTGAGTCCTCCACGTTCAGGAGCATTGATAAAAATTTAAAGATTCTGTTGTAACTTGATGTTTCTTAACCACTTATTAGCGAATGTCGTATGTTCAGACTGTTTTTTCCTGTTGATTTTCCAATCACCATCGTTGTAGTCATAAAATAGAGACCGTTCATAGATTGGGGGGATTGCCATTTGAAACGACATCGGACAGACTGAACCGTTCTCACGTCTTAAAAAAGTCATTTCCGGATCTTGGCAAAGATCACCGTTTTGCTCAAAGTAGTGACACAGGCTGTATTCCGTTCCCATATCATAGGTATTAATCTTTTCGACTGAGAGCGGCATAAACGATTTGTTACAATTATCGATCTTGGTATGAGATTTGCCTTCCGGGATTGATTCAATAATCTTGTTAAAGATAGTAGTAGCCGGTTTGCTTAAAGTTCTCATAAAAACCTCCTTTTAATTAATTGTTAATAAATCATAAATCCTATTGAATCCACAAACCTCGCGAATTGTGGATTCTAAGGAACTATGTTAATGATCACCAACTGGCCCTTCTCGATAACCTTCAGATTCAACATACACATCAGGCCGACCCGGAACCGAAGTAACAATTGGTAAGGTGGCCGTATAATACCGGATAGCTGATAACGTGACATCAAGATCTTTTTTCATGACTCTTTTATAAATCGGTTTTTTCCAATCATCCACATGAGCAACCCTATCAAAAGCCGTCTTTAACTCTTTTCTGGTATAACCTTCAAACATAGTTATACCTTTCTTGACCCAGCCGTCATCAAGGTCACAAAGAAAACTATCGATTATGGTGATAGCGTTTATAACTTCTTCCTTGATTTTTTTATCGTTATAAAGATGATCTTTAACCCATGTCAGACGTTCAAGCGATTCCCTGATTTCTTTCCGGGCACGTTCTTTTCTTTTATTAGGCATGACAACCTCCTTTTAATTAGTTATTAATAATTGTAAATCCTATAGAATCCACAACCCTTGCGGAGTCATGGACTCTAAGGAATTACAAGAACCCTTTACTTCTTTTCTTCTGGGTACTTGTAAACGTTAACGCCGATAACGACATCACCCTTGCCTGTGTCAAAGGACTGATTACCTCTTGTGGAAGCAAGTACAATAGTTTTCCCGGATTTAGAAGGACTGCCCTTCTTCTTAAGGTCAACCGTGATAGTCATTACGTTCTTTTCATCAATAGCGACTTTAACATTATCCATAATAAAACCTCCCTAATATAAAATAGTTGTGAAAGCTTTATAGCCCTCATTGTGTACACGAACTGTGTAATTCGTGTACACTGGCGGGTTACAAGCTTAGAAGTGGTATGTTTTCAATGAATCGATCTCCATCCTCTTGTAAAGCCTCATCATAAAGTTTTGAAATAGTTCTCTGACGAAGTTTCATCGGTAACTGCATTTCAATAACCATATTCATCATCGATTGAATGTTTTTTCTGATTTCTGGACACTTTGGAGAACAATTATCGAGTTGTTGCCCAAACGTTGATTCTAATAGACTTAATTTTTCCTCGATCACGTAAATGGCTTCAATTATGTCATTAAAATTTTCCATGTCAAAACCTCCTTTTGTTTGTTAATATTAGCATTCATAAATCCTATTGAATCCATGAACTCTACGAAATTCATGGATTCTAAGGAATTAAGAATTTTAGACTTTATTAGTCCTTTACACATGATCCATCGTCATTGTGTACTATCCATGCCTGATTACAGTTAGGACAGTATTTACTATCTTTTTCTTCTCTCCGGCAGATTACACACTTTTTACCGACTTTTGTTACGTGTCTTCGACCACACTCGCACTTTACTATCCCGAATGGGTTTTTATTAAAGGATCTTTCAACCTCACCAGCTCCGCTTATAGTGTTTCTTTCCCTTGTATTAGCCTTCATGGTAAAACCTCCTTTTGTTTAGCGTTTATAAATCCTATTGAGCTCACGAATCCGGCAGATTCATGAACTCTAAGGAACTATATTCTAAAACTTCCGTTTAGTTTCCGTCTTGTTCTACGTCTTACACGTTTGCTGATCTTGTCGGTATCGACACCCTGATATCGTAACCACTTAAAGAACATTCGTATAGACTTTGAACCCTTTGTTGAATTACAGGCTTTACAGGCAGTCACAAGGTTACGACTTCCGTTAGTTCCGCCAAGCTCTTGTGAAAGGACGTGATCCAAAGTTAAATAGCTTTGATTTATAATTGTTTTATTACAGTATGAACAGGAATAATGATCACGTTCATAGATAGCCGTTCTACGAGTAGGTGTAATCCATTTTCCTCCGTTATTGGCACAATTTCCTTCACACATAATAACCTCCTTTTAGTTTGATAGTTAATATTCATAAATCCTATAAAATCCACAAAGTATAAAACTTCATGGATTTTAAGGAATTACGAAAAAAAAGGAGGAGGTTTTTTTATATCTTAAATCGAATTAATTCTTGATCTCAATTATCAGTCAATTTGAGGACATACTGGAAAAGATATTAAATAATTACTTGTACAATGTTACAAGATACAAAATATCTAACAGAAGTTACTTATTTAATTCCGTCTTAAGATTTCAATTTGTCAAGGTTAGTGTAGAATTACAGAATTATTGAAACTTCCGACTACTGGTTATTGTTTCGTTAACATTACTTGTGAAATCAATCGTGGAAACATTGTCCATCTCTTTTCGTACTCTGTTCAATTGATTCCGGTATATGGTGAGAGGTGTTTTCATTGGAAACTTTAATATAGTTACAAATGTTTATCTTGTCAAGCTTTTTTTTTAAAAAAAGTTAAAATAGTTTTAAAATAGTGTATAACTATCTAAAATAACTATAAATAAAAATTAAAAAAAGATTTTATTAAAAATAATTTAAAAAATTAGTTGAATTCCTTAAAATACCGTGTTAAAGGACGTTAAATTGATTTTAACAGGACGTTTTAACTGAATACGTGGGGAAACATGGACTTTTTTAAGATACCTTTAAAATCGATCTCAGGACGTTTAAAGGGGAAAGGACGTGAAATTGATTTTAAAGGGGACGTTTTAAAAAACCCATATAAAGGTACACGTTTTTGTTGAAAGTACCCTTAAAATCGATCTTACGTCCTTTAAAATCGAATTTTAAAGGTATTCATAACGATAAAATGAAAAATTCTGACATTATAAATTTAAAAAAAGCTGGATGGGATATATCAGGGATATGTTTATCTAAAGGTGGAAAACTATATAAAAATAAACATCGAGTTGTACCGATTATTTGTGATAGGTGTACTGAAAAGGGATGGACAAGTTATTATAATTATAAAAAATCAAAGTATCATTTTTGTTCTATTAACTGTTATCAAAAAAGTGATCAGAAAAAAAATACGTGTAGAAAAGCGGGGAAAAATAAAGCAAGAATAAAAAGATTGATTGCTCGAAATAAGACTTCTGAAATGAGAAAAAAAGTAAGCAAGAGTCTGAAGAAAAGAAAAAAACTATTAAAGAATAATTATCATTCAGAAAAAACAAAAATTAGAATCGGTATAGCTACAAAGAAAAGATGGAAGGATCAGAAATTTAAAATACTTCCTGTCTTAAATAAAAACGCAAAACAGATGCAAGACAAAACGTTATATGGACACACATTTAGGAAAATAAAAAATCAATATAAAAAAATAATTAAACGTTGTATTTTCTGTAATAAAAAAACCGATATTGATTTAAGCGGCCATCATATTTTGCCCGTAAGGTTTGGAGGAATAACCGATATTTTAAATATAATTTTATCATGTAGAAGTTGTCATAAAAAGATAGAAACGTTTGAATGGCGATTTGCAAGAAAATTATACGATACTAAAATGTTTTCAGAAACGGAAATATGGTGGATAGTATACTCTATATTTAATCAAATATTAAGAAAAAAAATAATGGATAAAACAGGAGGTAAGATATGTCAACTATACCGCTAAGATGTAAATATACCAAACTTATTTCTATTGAAAAAATAAAACCGTTTCAGGCTAATCTTAAGAGTATCGATGAACAGGATTTGATTAAATTAAAAAGATCGATACTTAAATATGGTTTTTCGTTTCCAGTTTTTGTATGGAATGGAAATATATTAGACGGACATACAAGGTTGAACGCAGTTAAAGCCTTGGTTGAAGAAGGATATAAAATTAAAGGCATTCCAGTTGTAGAGATAGAAGCTAAATCAAAGAAGGAAGCAGGAGAAAAGTTACTTCTTATAAATTCTAAATATGCAAAAATAACGGATGAAGGTCTTTATAATTTCGTAAATGATTTTGGTATTGATTTAAAGGATATGCCGGAAATCAGCTTACCTGAAATTAAAATCGATAGTTTTATTGAAAACTGGTTTAAAGAAGAAGTAACGGAATCAACTGATGATATGATAGAAACACTAAAACCGAATGAAATTATTAGTCGCGAAATAAAAAAGTCTGTATTCTGTCGCTATTGGGGCAAGACTTACCCTACACGGCTTAGAACAAGATCATGCTCGGAAGCAACTCGAAGAGAAGACCTCGTTAAACGAATTACAAGATCGCAGGAATTAGTAAATGAACAATTGATGAAAATAGATAAAGAAAAAATCTCTATTAAATCAGGCTGAAAAGGAGTCAAACACATGATCAGATTCAAAGTAACCACGTTGGATGATAAAAGTTGTGTTACTTCGAAACGTGATGAAGGATTTACTAAATTATACAAAGATAACACTATAATTGAAGCAGATAAAAGTACAATCGGTCTCATGATATTTAAGACAAAAAAAGCCGCTCTATGTTTTATAGAGGATTATAAAAACAGTATTTATTCATCATGGAAAGTTAAAAGAGTTATTCCGTTAGACAAAGGAAAAACTCCAAGATGGATAGCATTCTGTTATCGTATATTTGAATTTAATAACTCGATGAAAGAATACGGTATTCCGCTTTGTAGTGATAGTGCTTCGCCACCATCAGGCACAATATGTCATTTTAAAATAAAAGTAATTGGTGACTGCAAATAACAAAGGAGGTGAAAAACCATGACTAAAAAAATTGATCAGATGAACAAAGGAACCACGTTAAACGACCTGCAGGACTCCGTACTACCTGTACATTCCAAAAAGAAAAAATCCGAGTCGAAGGAAAAAGAAACACCGGAAACAGAACAAAAAACTCAGGCACCGGAAGAAGAAACTCAGGAACCGGATAAGAAGATCAAGTATGATAAAATCAAGAACGCTTGTCAGGCAGCAGAGTTCGTGAATCAAAATCCAAAAACCACTGTTCAACGAATCACTGCCCTGATACCGAAGTACACGTTTCAACTACACTATAACCAGTGGAGTAAGAACTTCTTCAAGTATCTGAATTCAGCGTATCACGATAAGTTTGTTGAAATAAAGAATATTAGGTTATAAGGAAATCTGTGTAATGAATAATTTTATAAATAAAGCGTACGCAGAGATTGATGTTGAAACTGTTGATAGTTCCGATCTTGCTGTACGATTTAATGATGGTGATGGTGATTTCTGGATACCGAAGTCAGTAATGAAAGAAGGAAGCTGGCCGGATCTATTTGATTCTGGTACTGTATCAGTTGAAGTCTGGTTTGCTGAGAAGGAAGGGCTCGTTTGAAAAAACATGGCAAAAGAAAACAGAAATCGAAACTGTAAACTATATCCTAAGTGTATGGATATAGCTCTAAAGAACTACGAAGGTGGATTCACGTGCGAAGGTTGTGATGGGAGAACACCTTTGTTCGTGTCTTCTTCTAAGGCTGCTAAACAAAAAGATAAAGGAAAAAGTATGAATGAAAAATTAGACCCTAATAAGAACAGGCTGTATGTAGACTTCAAAGACTATCTTGAAGTGTATGAAAAAATAATTATCGAAGCTGATGAACAATGCAGATCCGTACCTAAACAAGTGATCTTCTGGTGTAAGGAAGGGATTAAAAATATTAAGAAATAAGGAGAAAATACTATGAAAAAAATTGTGTTTGATGTAGAACAAAGCGTTATTCCTTTTTCTATGATTAACGAATCGACACCTATATTCGCTAAAAAAGCCGGAGTCTTATATGGAATGGTTGTTCAAGGTCATGATGGAAGATGGGCTTTAAGAATAGGTGGTGCTTGTAGTGATACAGGGGCTTATTTAACGTTAAGAAAATGTCTTGGGTCTGTTAACAGCGATATTAGTTTTTACGTGGAATAAAATCTAATTAAATCAGCCAATTATAGGTTCTCATTGCACAGCTTTTTGAAGGTCTGATATTCCCTATAGTATAAGGGGTTTACAACGCAATTTTCTACGGGCCCAAAAAAAGTCTTGACAGACAAGTAATTGGTGTGTCACCCTTATATCTTCCTAAAAAACCTACTCATAAAAAGATTTTTTATGAAAGCTACTAAAAAAGACATAATCAAAGCACTTGAAAAGTCGGCAGGGTTTATAACTGTTGCTGCCAAGAAACTGAATATGGCTTATCCATCCCTTTCTGAACGTATCAAAAAAGATCCTGAACTAACAGCCAAGAAAGAAGAAATAACCGAGAGTATGAAGGACTTCGCTGAGAGCAAGCTTTTAAAAGCTATCAAGAACGAAGCGAGCTGGGCGATCTGTTTCTATTTGAAGTGTAAAGCTAAGGACAGGGGTTATGTGGAAAGGCAAGAGCTGACAGGTAAGGGTGGGAAGGACATTAAGATTACGGTAACTGGTGTTTAACGGTGGGCTACACAGTTGATTTTAAGAAAGAAGCGTTTAACAAGGTTTACTTACCATTATTGGAGAACGAGACTAGAGTACAGATCATATTCGGTGGAGCTTCAGCCGGTAAGTCACATTTTGCAGCACAACGCTGTATTCGGGATCTTTTAAAAGGTGGGAGAAATTATTTAAACGTTAGAAAAGTCGGTAAGTATATTCGCGGATCAACGTTCAATGAACAGACGAAAGCTATCCGGCGGTACGGTTTAGATGATCTTTTTAAAATACATTCGACTAATATGTCTATTACTTGTGTTAATGGGTATCAGAGTATTAGTGCGGGTTTGGAAGATGTTGATAGAATAAAGAGTATAACACCGGAGAAGGGTATCGTTACTGATATCTTAGTTGAGGAAGCTACTGAGACCAGTAGAAACGATATTACACAGCTTAAGAAACGACTCAGGGGCTTGACAGGCGGTTTAAAGAAACGAATAACGTTGTTATTTAATCCGATATTTCAGAGCCATTGGATATTTAAAGATTATTTCAAAGGCTGGGTAGACGGTAGTACAGAGTACCGGGATGACAGTCTTCTTATTTTAAAAACCACTTACAAGGATAACCGCTTCCTTGAACCTGATGATATTAAGGAGCTCGAAGATGAAAAAGACGATTATTTTTATCAAGTCTATACTTTGGGAAATTGGGGTATTCTCGGCGGTCTTATTTTTAATAATTGGAAGACGGCAGACATCCTCAATGATCCTATATTAAAAACATTCGATCATTTTTACAATGGTCTTGATTTTGGATATACTGCACATCCGACAGCTTTTAATCGGATGTACTACCACAGAGGGTTACAGCGATTATACATTGTTTACGAGTATCACGAAAAGAACGTTACCAATGATGTAATTGCGAGTGACCTGAAGCGGCTTATAAATTCCGGTGATCTAATAACCTGTGATTCTGCGGAGCCTAAGAGTATCAGGGAACTGTGTGATCATGGGTTAAACGCTGTTGGAGCTAAGAAGGGTAAGGGTTCAATCAATCACGGTATTCAATGGCTGAAACAGCAAGAGATCATAATTGATAAGACGTGCCAAGAGACTATAAACGAGTTTCAGTTGTATCATTTTTTAAAAGACAAATATGGGGAGACAACTAACGTGCCGGCAGATCGAGACAATCATCACATTGACGATATTAGATATGGAACGGAGCCGTTATCGGAGTTTAGTGATAATGTTGATATAGGTTCCGGTGATGATATGGAGTCGGTAGAGTCAGACTGGTAAGGAGAAAATATGGTAGGTCAAGACGTGACAGGCGAATGTGTTAAGTTAACAAAGACATCCGGTTTCGAGAAGACTATGAATAAAGAATTAGCAATAGGTGTTACTAAACGAGATTTGAAAAGGGGTGAAATAATAGAGATCAATATTTCAACAGTAGATGGTAAAATGTTCTCTAATGCGATTGAGTTTTTTAATAAGGATATTACATGAATCCAATAAGCAAGTTCGTTAATCTATTTAAAACACAACCGGCTGAGAGTCCACCTATGGGCGAAGTCGGTTTCGATGATTCCATACTTTATGGTGGTCGAGATTTTCCAAAGTATTCGCCGGATGACCTGATTATCAAAAAGGGTAACGGTGTATATCGTAAGATGATGCTGGATGAACAGATCAAGGCTGTTCTTCGATTTAAACAAGACGCTATCCTGTCACGGCCATACTATTTCGATACCGAAGATACACCTGATGAAGAAGTTGAATACATGGAAGAAATCGCTGATTTCTTTAACTTCATGATTAAGCAGATCAAGGGTAGTTTCACGGATAATCTTACCGGTATTCTATCAGCACTTTACAACGGATTTTCCATAACCGAAAAGATATATCAACCTATCGAGTACGAAGGCCGTACTATGTGGGGTCTGAAAGATATGAAGGTTAGGCCTTTTGATACCTTCCTGAATGGTTTTATGGTGGATGAACACGGCAATCTTTTTGGGTTGGAACAGAATGTTACTGCTGCTATAGTACCGATACCTATTGAGAAGGTTATTCATTTCGTACACCAGCCTGATATCGATCTTCATTACGGTGAATCTGATTTAAGAGCGTGTTACCGGTCTTACTGGTCTAAGGATATTGTTATCAAGTTTCAGAACATTCATCTTGAACGTCATGCCAGTGGCTTTATATGGGCTCAGGTAGAAGGTGGGTTAACTGATCCTCAGAAGGTTAAACTACAAGCTTTATTATCGAATATGTCGGCTAAGAGCAGTGTTCACGTTCCTTCTAACGTTAAGTTGAACAGTTTTCAACCGTTAAGAACAGACGCTTACGATAGGGCTATTGCTCAACACGACAAGTCGATTGCAAAAGCTATGCTTGTTCCTAATCTTTTGGGAATGTCGGAACAGGGTAGTACTGGAAGTTACGCCCAGAGTGAGGTACATTTTAAGGTTTTTCTTTGGGTACTCGATCATATCACGAACAGGCTGACAGAGACCTTGAATGAACAGGTATTCCGAGAGCTCGCTTACTGGAACTTCGGAACTAAGACTTTTCCGTGGTTTTCGTTTGAGCCGTTGAGTGATGATCAGAAGACGAATCTCGCTAAATCATGGGGAGAACTTATTTCTAAGAATGCTGTTACCAAGTCAGACAGTGATGAGGTTCATGTAAGACGATTGATGGGATTCCCTGATAAATCCGAAGACGCTGAAGAAGAACCTGAAACCGGAGATGATGTTGAAGATATGATTGAGATACCGGATCAAGAGGACTGGATCTCGGCAAAGGGTAACTTGTCACAGTACATTCGTCAGGAGTTGCAGAACAAGCAATGGTTACGGCGTGTCAACTTTGCTAAGATCGAGGGGACGCTTGATAATCACGATACGGTTATATCTGATGGTTTAGCAGATTCCATGGCGTTAGCTCGACAGAGTATCGAGAAGCAGATAATCAGTATAGTCGGTAATAGGTCATTAGGCAATGTCAAGCCGAAAGAAGTTGAGAATATTCGTATTCCAAAAGGTCAGCTCGTTACGATGCGGAAACTCTTAAGAGTCAATCTAAAGTCCGTCCTTGATAACGGTTACGCTACAGCACAGAAGGAGCTCCCTTCAAAAAAGCTGGTTAACATATCACCTAACATGGATAAGACACAGGCTGAGCGTTTTCTATCTTCCAAAGCCATGAAGATCACTGGTGTCTTGGATCAAGATGTTCTGAATGCAGTGCAACGGATATTAGAGAACGGTATTAAATATGATAGTACACTTGACGAGGTAATCCGGTCAATGGCTTATGATACACAGTTGAAATCGATGTTACCTGAGTATGACGCTGCCGGTAAAGCGACTAACATCCCTGCTCGTTTGGAAAACATAGCTCGGACAAACACGTCAGATGCTATCAATCAAGGTCGTATGGCTCTATTCAGTAGGGAAGAGTTCAAGGGTTTTATAGTATCGTATGAGTATAGTGCAATACTTGATAGTCGGGTAACAGACGTGTGTGAGTCGTTACACGGCAAGATTCGGAAACAGTGGGCTGAACGTACACCTCCGAATCATTATCAATGTAGGAGTTTACTTGTGGCCGTGACGGCTATTGATGATTGGAGTGGTAAGGAGAACAGGATTCCGGTAAAGGGTATGCCCCATGCCGGATTCGGGAAGGAACTTTTAGAACAATAGGAGGGAAACACGATGAAACAGGCAGTAGTAACAGAAGGATTTGAAAAAAGGCGAGTGTACACTAATTCAGAGCCGAAAACTGAAAAACCAAAAGGAGAAAACACGATGAAAGATAAACCGATAGAAGGTAATAGTATTGCGGAAAAGATGGAACTGATGTCTGAACGCGAAGTCAAAGAAATTCTGGTAAAAGGTTTTGATATAAGTATGTTGATCAACGTTGCTGGTGATTTAGCGAAGTTTCAAGTTTCTGCTAAAGAGATCGAAGAAGAATTAAGGAACTTAGTTTTACAATCTCGCGTCTTTTTAAAACTATCGCTTGATAAGGCTATCGAAAGTTTAACTGTGAAAGAATGTGATCATAAGTGGATCGGATTACATGGACATCCGGCAGCATTTGAATGTGAATTTTGTCATGAGTTAGAAAAAGCAGGAAATATTTATAAAAATGACGATACAGACTAAAATCAAATGTATTATCTGTAACGGCTTATTTGATTACAGGGAGATGATTTTATACTGTATTGTTTATCAAAGTACGTTATACATGCCGGTATGTGTGAGTTGTATTAAACAATCTTTGGGAGGCACACACGTTTGTGAAGCGAGGTGAGGGGAGGACTCATGGAAACATGGGTCATGTGTTTCCTCCTAAGTGGCGGGGTCGGCATGGGGCTGACCCCGTCCATACAGTGAGTAGAAAAAACTTGGTAGTTATAACGGTAGGCAGTGGATGAATACTTCCACAGGGTATCAAGTTTTTTGGTGTGGTTATTCTAAGAATAATCAGGAGGTGTCAGGGTGAGGTTAACTGATCTACTCGCTTATTTATTAGGGAGAAAATAAAATGGACACAGGAGAAGGCACATTTGTACAGGTTATACCGGAACAGTGGAAGCAATTAGTTGAAGAATATCCTGATCACGGTGGTGTTTTTGAAATCGGCGAAGAGGTTGAATTAAAGGGAAGTATTTTCAGAATTAAATCAATAAAACCAACGGAACTGCGATTGAAGTTAGTTAGGAGGAAACCATGATGACTGACGCTGATTATTTGAATTTAGTAAATCAACTTAATCATATTGGAAGTGACATAATATCTAAGCTTGAAGAAATTAGGTGTGCTATTGTTGATGTAGAAACGGAACTTGAAAAATTGAATTCAAACAAATCGGATGTAGAGCCATACGGTTAATTATAAGGAGGGAACACTAATGGCTAACTTAAAGGTATTTAAATGGAACGATCTTGAGGCATTAAAACAGCATAGTTCAGGAGATGCATTAGCAATAGCTGAAACGAAAGAAAAAGCAATAAAAAATATATCTGATTTATTCAATAAAGAAAATGAAAGTGATTATTATACATCTATACGTGAGGAATTAAAAAAAGAACTCAATGAAACAAAGCCGTCTATTTCTGAACTTAAAAATTTTGTTTTTTATACATTCGGAAGTGCTTAAATAAGGAGGGAACATGATAACACTTAAAACAATTACAACTATCGAGCTATCGAATATCTGTCAGCTCAAATGTAGGTACTGTATCAACCGGCTACTTGTAAAACACGGCAGTCGAAAGTTAGGGATCATGGAAGAAGCTATTTTTACAGAATCTTTAGAGCTATTAAACAGCTTGTGTGTTGCCGGTACACAGAAAGAGGTTAATCTGAACGGTAACGGTGAGAGTTGTCTTGATCCGAATCTACCGGAACGTGCCAAACGTGTAAAGGAAGTAATGGGAGATCGCCATGTACAGTTCTGTACTAACGGAATGAATATGACACGGGCATTAGCTCAGGCTTTAAAGGATTCGGGTATTGATAGAATCGACATATCTGCTCATTCACCGTTTCATGCAAGACGGGCTCTTGAATGTTTTGCTTCTGTGAAGATGCCAACTATGTACGCTCTCGGTGTATTGCTTGCCCCTCATAACTGGGCGGGTCAGCTTGAACTTGAAAATCAGTATTTTTATTTACCGAGTATTCCCTGTACTCCGTTAATCGAAGGTCGTGGTTATATATCGAGGGAAGGTAATATCTCGCCGTGTTGTTATGATTACAGGGATTTAGGAAAGTTCGGATCGGTACTTGATGGAGATATTTTAGATCGGGAGATCAAGCCCTTTATACTGTGTAAGACTTGTCATCAAAATATACCGGAGGAAATACAAAATGAAAAATGAAATTACATTACAAGATTCATGGGCTGATTATGATGAAGCTGATCCCATAAGTGACATTAAAGATGGAATTAAATTGTTGGGAGGTGGGAAAAAGTGTTTGGGTATAACGATCAAAGGAGCGGTAGAGATTGAATGTCTTAAAAAAGAAGGTCTTATAAAATATAAAGAAAATGAATCTTAACCAGCAATACATAGACGGCTCATGGTACGAGGAAGAGTACAGTAGAAAATGGTATCGTCATCAGTATATCGATACTCCTGAACCTGATTGGGCTAAACAGAGCAAGGATTATTATATCGGGTTGATGATTGCGTATGCAGGGTTGATGCCAACT